TCTCCTCTGCGTGAACGCCCGCAAGTTTCGTTGAGGTTTTTCGATGGGTAGACGCGGACCGCCGCCGGCCCCTGCCGCCGTCAAGCGAATGCTGGGCAATCCCGGCAAGCGAAAGATCACGCCCGACCTCCCTGCCCCCGCTGGCACGCCGCCGATGCCGCAGCGGCTCATGGTTGAGCCGGCCGCCGTTGCCAAGTGGAACGAACTTGTACCAATTCTGATACAGCTAGGCACGCTGACGCAGGCCGATGGCGAAGCCTTGGCGACTTTGTGCGAGGTGTACGCTGCAACGCAGGCGTGCCTGCTCGAGCTACGGGCGAGCGGGCCGGTGATGAAGACCGACTTAGGCGGCGTGAAACCCAACCCGGCAGGCCCGCTATATCGCAGTTTAGTGGCGTTGCAGGCGTCGCTAATGGGCGAGTTTGGCCTGACCCCGAGCAGTAGGACACGGCTAGGTGGCAAGGAAGAAAAGCCCGCCGACGAAGTCGAAGAGTTCTTCAAGCTCCACGGTGCCTGACCTCTGCAAAGAGGGCCAGGCCAAGTACGAGCGGGTGGTGCACTTCTTCGAGAAGATCCTGCGCCACAGCAAGGGGCAGAACGCAGGCAAGCCGTTCACGCTCCTGCCGTGGCAGCACCACGTCATGCGTGAGCTCTTCGGCAGGCTGAACCCAGACGGCACGCGGCAGCATCGCGTTGGGTACATCGAGTTGCCGAAGAAGCAAGGCAAGAGCACGACACTCGCCGGCATCGCTCTCTACATGACGGCCTTCGACTCCGAGCCAGGGGCCGAGGTGTACGGAGCGGCCTGCGACCGCGAGCAGGCTGGCATCATCTACCGCGAAGCAGCGTCGATGGTGCGGGCATCGCCTGCGTTGTCGCGTCACCTTGAGGTGATCGATAGCCGCAAGACGATCGTGCACAAGAAAAGCAACTCGTTCTACCGGGTGCTTTCGGCCGACGCCTTCCGAGCCGAGGGGCTCAATATCCACGCACTGCTTTTCGACGAGCTGCACGCACAGCGTGACCGGCGGCTATGGGACGCCCTGCGGTACGGCGGTGCCGCTCGCCGGCAGCCGCTGATTCTGTCGATCACCACAGCGGGCTACGACCGCAAGTCCATCTGCTGGGAGCAGCACGCCTACGCAGAGCGGTGCATCGCAGATCCCACGGTTGACCCTGCCTTCTTTGGGTGCATCTACGCAGCCGCTCCGGAGGACGACTGGAAAGACCCAGTGACGTGGAAGAAGGCAAACCCGTCGCTTGGCGAGACGATCACGGCGGAATCATTCGCAGCCGACGCCCGCGAGGCCGAGCAGTCACCGTCAAAGCTCAACAGTTTCCTGCGGTACAGGCTTAACGTCTGGACGACGCAGGACGTGCGGTGGCTCTCGCCGGATACATGGGCGAAGTGCGGCAGCCCGCTGCGTGACGATCTGGAAAAACGAGAGTGGTACGCCGGGCTCGACTTGGCGAGCAGCTACGACTTGTCGGCCTTTGTCATGGCCAGCCAGGCCGACGACGGCACCTTTGACGTGATGCCGTTTTTCTGGGTGCCAGAGGTCAACGCCGCTGAGCGGACGCAGCGTGACAAGGTGGACTACATCGGCTGGATACGTGACGGGTACATCAGGGCCACTGACGGCAACGTCACGGACTACGACGTGATCCGCCGTGACATCGTGGAGCTCTCCCAGAAGTTCAACATTCGGCAGGTTGGCATCGACCGCTGGAACGCCACGCAACTCGCCACCCAACTGCAAGGGGAAGGCGTGAATGTGACAGGCTTTGGACAGGGCTACGGCTCCATGAGCAGCCCGGCGAAGCAGCTGGAGAACCTCGTGCTGTCGGAAAAGATCCGCCACGCGGGCCACCCAGTGCTGTCGTGGATGGCGGCCAACGTGGCCGTGCAGAGCGATCACCAGGGCAACATCAAGCCGAGCAAGGCCAAGAGCACAGAACGCATTGACGGCATCGTGTCGCTCGTCATGGCTCTCGGGCTGCACGCCACCGCAACAGCACCGCCGCCAGAACAATCCTGGGACATCATCACGCTATGAGCGAAACCGCCACCGACTACCGCATGTACGAGCTTCGCGGCATCGAGTGGAACGACTCGGCGTCCAACCGCACGCCGTCTGGCATCCGAGTCAACGCCGACAACTCCATGGCCTGCTCGGCCTACACAGCCTGCATCCGGGTGATCTCGGACGCCGTGTCGGCCCTTCCGCTGCACGTCTATGAGCGGCTTTCGGATGGGGGCAAGGCCAAGGCCCCGACGCACCCGGTGTACCGGCTGCTGCACATGCAGCCAAACCCGTGGCAGACGGCCCAGGAGTTTCGCGATTGGATGACCGGCATGTACCTGCATTACGGTGCGTCGTACGCCGAGATTCGCCCTGGTGCTCGAGGTGCCGTGTCTGAACTGTGGCCACTGCACAGCAGCCGTATGGAGCCCGAGCGGCTTGAGAACGGCACGGTGCGGTACAAGTACCGTGAGCCGAGCGGCAAGGTCACGACCTACTCGCAGGAGCAGATCTTCTGCCTGAGGTTCACGACCGAGGACGGCATCAAACCGGTGCCAACGTATCGCCTGTTTGCCAACGCCATCGGCCTGGCCCAGGCCCTTGAAACTCACGGCAGCACCTACTTCGGCAATGGTGCCCGGCCGGGCATCGTGCTGGAGAGCGAGAACCCGGTGCCGGTCGAGGCAGCCGAGCGGCTTCGCGAGCAGTGGGAGCGGATGCACCGTGGCCCTGACCGTGCGTTTCGCACGGCTGTCCTGCCCAACGGTGTGAAGGCCCACGAGCTCAGCGGCAGCAACGAGGCTGCCCAGTTCTTGGAGACTCGGCAGTACCAAGTGATTGAGATCTGCCGAGCGTTCCGTGTGCCGCCGCACATGATTCAGGATCTCACACGCAGTACGTACAGCAACATTGAAGTGCAGGGCACTGAGTTCGTGCAGCACTGCCTGCTGCCTCATCTCAAGCGGTGGGAAGCCGCCATCAGCCGTGACCTGATCGTGGACGACGAGCGGTACTTTGCCGAACACAACGTCAACGGCCTGCTGCGTGGCGACCACACGAGCCGGGCGGCGTTTTATGTGTCGGCTCTGCAAAACGGCTGGATGACGATCAACGAGATCCGCGAGGCCGAGAACCTAAACCCGATCGGCCCAGATGGCGACAAGCACTTCGTGCAGCTGAACATGACGACGCTCGACAAGTTGGGCGAGGAGCCGCCGGCAGCCGAGCCGATGCCCGAGCCGCTGGCCGTCGAGAACGAGGACAGCCCAGAGGACGACACCGAGGACCAGGCCGAACAAGAGGAGCAGACTGATGGAACTTGAACGCCGCGACTTTGCCTTTGAGCAGGATGACGAGCTCGTCATTGAGAGCCGTGCCGATGGCCGAGCCGCAATCATCGGCTACGCCGCCGTCTACAACCGGCTGAGCCTTGACCTTGGCGGGTTTCAAGAAGAGATCATGCCGGGTGCGTTCGACAAGATCCTGAACCGCCAGCGTGGCAAAGGCGACGTGGTGGCCTTGTTCAACCACGACAGCAACATCGTGCTGGGCCGTACCTCGTCTGGCACGCTGGAGCTCTCCAGCGACGACAAGGGGCTGCGGTACGTGGTGACGCCACCCGTGAGCCGGGCCGACGTGCTCGAGCTCATTCAGAGGCGAGACGTTCGCGGCTCGTCGTTTGCCTTCACCGTGGACGCCAGGGGCGAAGGTTTCCGCACCGGCGAGGACGGCAAGGCCGTGCGGCAGATCCGAGAGGTGAGCGGGCTGTATGACGTTGGGCCAGTGCTTGTGCCTGCGTACCCAGCCACGTCTGCGTCCGTTGCGATGCGGTCCTATCAGGCGTGGCTTGAGTCGCAGGGCGAGCCTGTGAAGGCCGCCGAAGTTGCGAAGCGTTCGCTGGTGCGTGACGCAGCTGCTGCGTGGTCGCTGAGGCTGCGAAATGTCTGAGGCCCGCTGCACCTGCGGCGAACGTCTGCGGTGCCGTTCTAGTCGCCCGTGCGGTGACGAGCGGCAGCGGTATCTACGCTGCCCGAGGTGCGGTGCTCGTGCTGTTGCGTTTGTCAAAACAACAGTTTCGCAAGTCCGCTTCTGCAAGAGACCGGGCACGTAGCGGCATTGTGGACTCCATCGGCAATACCGCCGGCGGAGATCTCACACAGTGGACAACCTCAAGAAGCTGCAGGACGAGGCCGTTGCCCTCGCCAACCGTATCGACGCCGTGCGAGCGATCGAGAGCGACGACCTGGACAAGGTCGCCGAGCGTGACCTCGAGCTTGAGACGCTGACCAAGCGGGCCGGCGACATCGCCAAGAAGATCGACTTCGAGAAGTCGGTGGCCGAGTCGGCCAAGACTCTCCGCAGTGTCGTGGACCGCTGCACCCCGGCCCCCGAGGTGCGTGCCGAGGAGCCGAAGGCCCGCATTGAGGCGGTGCCCTACGCCGGCAAGCTGAAGTCCTTCCGTTCCCACGAAGAGGCCTATAAGGCCGGCATGTGGCTCCGGGCGGCTCTGCTCAAGGACGCCGACGCGAAGCGGTGGTGCGACGACGCCGGCGTGGAGGTTCGTGCCCAGGGCGGTGCGAGCTCGACCAACGGCGGTGCGTTCGTGCCGGACATTCTGTCCAGCACCGTGCTGCGTCTCGTCACCGAGAACTCGGCCTTCGCGTCCAACGCTCTGAACATTCAGATGCCGAGCGACGTGGTCTTGGTGCCCAAGCGGACTGCCGGTGCCACAGCTTACTGGATCTCCGAGAACACGGCGATCACTGACAGCGACCCCACCTCCACCCAGGTGACGCTGACGGCGAAGAAGGTCACGGCGGCCACCAAGGTGAGCAACGAGCTGCTCGCCGACGCGGCCAACCCGGCGGCCTACTCGGACTGGATCGCCGCCGAGCTCTCGCTGTGCCTGACCAACGCCATTGAGACGGTGGCGTTCAACGGCAACTCGGGCTCTGCCCCGAGCGTGGCCGGCATCCTGACGGCGAACGGCATCCTGGCGGGCTCCTCGGCGACCTACGCCGCGAGCCTCGTGACGGCTGCCGGTGACACCCCGGACGAAGTGACCAAGGCCAACCTGCTGCGGATGATGGCCACCATGCCGTCGCACTCGCAGAACGGCTCGAAGTGGTACGTCTCGCCGTACTTCTTCGCGGACTGCATGCAGGCCCTCGACGCCGCTCAGGGCGGCTCGGTCGGCCTGTCGCAGGGCCTCGGCCTGACGTTCATGGGCAAGCCCGTGGTGCTCACGGACGAGATGCCTGGTGCCGGCGACCAGACGGGCAACGTGATGGCCCTGTATGCCAACCTCGCCAACGCGGCGATCTTTGGCATCCGGTCGGGCATCGAACTCGCCTCAAGCGATCAGGTGGCCTTCCTGAGCGACCAGACGGTGCTGCGTGCGACCGCCCGCGTGGCGATCTCGTGGCACACGCTGGGCAGCGACACCGTCGCCGGCCCGGTCATCGCCCTGAAGGGTGCGTGAGCCTGACGGCTTGACGCATCTGCAACGCTAGGCGGGCGGCTCCAAACGGGGCCGCCCGCTTTCTTTTGCGAGGTGCCCATGCTGGTGAAGGTAGGCGAGACGCAGGTTGACATCCGGGTTGAAGCAATCCTCTCAATGCCTCGGCTCGGCTTTACGTCCAACTTCTTCTCGTGGGCTCAGGCCCTGATGCCGCTAGGCATCCGCCCCACCATGGGCACCGGGGCCTTCTGGGACCAAGTCAACACCCGAGTGATGGAGCAGTTCATCGACTCGGCGGAATACCTGCTCTGTATCGACTACGACACGTTCTTCACCCGCGAGGACGTGGAGACGCTCTTCGCCATGGCGATGACGTTTCAGTGCGATGCGATCACGGGGCTGCAGACCAAACGAGAAGACGGCCGCCCGATGCTCACGCTCAAGGACACGCTCGACTCGCCGCCCGATGAAGGCCACACCAGCGTGCCTGCGGCCTGGTTCTCTGAGCCCGTGCAGGAGGTGGACACGGCTCACTTCGGGCTCACGGTGATTTCTACGGCCGCCTTGAAGCGTGCCAAGAAGCCGTGGTTCTGGTCAAAGCCAGGGCCAGACGGCTCGTGGAACGAAGGCCGGGTCGATCCAGACATCTACTTCTGGCGCAACTGGCGAGAAAGCGGCAACCGCGTGTTTGTCACGCCGCGCGTCGTGCTGGGGCATGGGGAGTACCTAGTGACGTGGCCAGGCAAGGATCTTGCGAGGCCGGTTTTCCAGTGGGCAACCGAGTTCACGAACACGAGCAAACGCCCCGAAACTGCATGGAGTGTGCCTCAGTGAAGAAAATCACATTTACCCGCGCGTGGCGTGCGTATCGCAAGGGCCAGACCGTCGAGGTTGCCAGCGGCCTGGCGACGCAGCTGCTCGCCCAGCGTGTGGCCGTCGAGGACAACCAGCCGCGACTGATCGAGACGGCAGCAGTCGAGCACGACGCAGAGACGGCAGACGCCACCCCGAGGAAACGAGGACGCCGTGCAGTATCGAAGCCTGACCAGAGCGACGCCGCCAGCCGTTGAGCCTGTGACGCTGGCCGAGGCCAAGGCCCACTGCCGGATCGACACCAGCACGGACGACGCCTACGTATCGTCGCTCATCACGGCGGCCCGCGAGTGGTGCGAGCAGTACCTAGATCGCACGCTGGTGCATACCCAGTGGGTGATGCGGTTCGACAAGTTCCCGCCGGACGGCACGCACGACATCGAGCTGCCCCGCCCGCCGATGGCGACGGCCGGCACGGCCACGGCGGTCGCCCTGACGTTTACGTACGAGAACGGCACGACGGCGACCTATTCGACGACCAGCTACCGAGTGGACCGCGACGGCGTGCCGGGCACGGTGAAGACGCTGTACGGCCAGACTTGGCCGCCGCACCTGCAGGACGACAACGCGATCAGCGTGACCTGGTGGGGCGGTTACGGGGCCAGCGGCACGAGCGTTCCGGCTGCGATCCGGCACGCGATGCTGATGCTGGTAGCTCACTGGTACGAAAGCCGGCAGGCGGCTGTCGCTACGGGTGCAGTGCCGCAGGACGTTCCGTATGGCGTGAAGTCGCTGCTCGACTCTCAGAAGTGGGGTTCTTACCGATGATCGACCCTGGCAAGCTCCGCGAGCGTGTCACGGTTCAGATCGCCAGCGGCACCACCAATGCCCTCGGCGAGACGGTGCTGGCGTGGACTGATTCTTCGGCCGTGTGGGCAAGCGTTGAGGGTGTGTCTTCCCGCGAGGCCCTGGCTGCTGGCCAGCAGGATACGACGATCACGCACCGCGTGCGGCTCCGCTATCTGCCTGGGCTGACGCAGCGGGATCGGTTCGCGTGGCGATCTCGCACGCTGAACATCGTCAGCCTGCTCGAGTACGACAACAGGGCCGAGCACGTTGCCATCTGCGAAGAGGTGACGTGATGGCTGGCGGCATCGACGTGAAGGTGGAGTTTCCCGAACTACGGGAATTGCAGAAGGCATTTCGGCAGTTGCGGCCGAGCCTCGCCAGGAAACACATGGGCGCTGCGATTCGCCGCAGCCTAAAGCCTGGCCTGACCGCTCTGCGTGGCAACGTCACAAAAGGGCCGACCGGCAACCTCGCTCGTGCCATCACCAGCAAAGTCAAAACCTACGTGAGCGGGAACGCAGTCGGTCTCGTTGGTTTCACTGCGGCCGGGAGTGGCAAGGCGTCTTCTGCCCGTGGCGGCTCGGTGAAGAAAGGGAAAGACCGTGCCTTCCACGCCGGTTTTGTTGAGTTCGGCACGAAAGAGCGCCTTGTGAAAACATCGTCACGCCGTGGCGGTGCGTCGATTGCGTCCAGCTTTAAGACAATCGGCCCATTCAAGATTGCCCGTGTCGCCAAACGCGGGAAGTTCGCTGGCGTTGTCAGGGTCAATACGTCGCCGAAGTACCCCAAGGCGTTCTTCAAAAAGGCACCGCGTGGCGGACTGCTGCGTATTCCTGAAATGCCTGTTGGCGGCAGGAAGGGGCAGCCGCCAGTGAAGACTGCGTACAAGGAATCGCTAGGCACGATGCGTAGCCAGCTGGCCATTGAGATGACTAACGCACTCCTGAAGGCACAGAAAGACTTGGCAGCCAACTTTCCTGTGAGACGTAACAACGACTTCAACCCAGGGCCAACTCCCTTCTAGTCATGTCACTCAAATCCCCTGAAGCCGTTCTCCGCACCGCCCTGGTTGGCACCACGGCGGTCACGTCCCTCGTCAGCTCAAGGGTCTACCCGGTGCTGGCCCCAGCGTCTGCGGCCCTTCCGTTTGTCACGTGGCGTCGGTCTGGCATTGAGCGAGAGCAGACCCTTGGCGGCCCGATGGGGATGCCACGCGTCAGCGTCGAGTACAGCATCTACGGCACGACCTACGAAGAGGCCCGGCAGGTGGCCGACGCGATGCGTCGCGTTCTGGATGGGTACGGCGGCACGTCGGACAATACAGAAGTTAAGCAAACGTCGCTGGAGGACGAATCCGACGACTTTGTGCAGCTGGCTGGAGCGGATCTCCCGCCGGTCTATCAGGTGACCCAGCGTTACGACGTGTGGTGGAGCGAGGGATAAAGCATGGCAATCACGCCCCATGATTCGAGCGGCACGACGTTCACGTTTGCCGGCACCGGCTACACCGTCACCAGCATCACGTACAGCATCACTGACCAGGCTGCCGCCGATCAGATCGACGTTTCACACCTCGGCCAAACTGCCGGCAGCACGGTGCTCACGCTTTCGCGCCCGCTCAAGGGCTCGGCCGGCGACACTGGCAAGGAAGTCACTATTGAGTACCTGGCCTCGTCCGGCACGCCAATCGCCCAAGGTGCCACGGGTACGCTTGCAATTACGGGAGGCATTTCGCTCAGCGTCACCGCCACCTGCAAGTCATCGAGCGTGACGCTGACCGTCAATGACGCCGTGCGTGGTTCGGCCTCGTTCCAGGTGCCGTAGCCCCACAGGGAGGCCCCCGTGGCGAGCTATAGCACCGGCGTAGTCGTGACCTGGAACGGCATCACGTTTCAGGAAGTCACCGGCCTCACGTGGACGTACGGCGGCGGGCCATCGAAGGGCCGCAGCGTCATCTGGACCGACGAGGCCGGCACGTGCAGCGTTGAGTGCCTGGGCGGTAACAACACCGCCACGAGCAACTACGGCGTGCGTGCCACGCTGACGATCTCAGGCGGCGGGCAATCCTTGACGAATCCGGCAGTATGGGAGTCGCTGAGCGTGGCGAATGAAGTGAACGGAGTCACCCGTTACACCGTCACGTTCAAACTTCTGGACAACTGAGCAATGGGACTGAAAGAACAAATCAAAGCCGCCAGCGTCCGCAAGCCGCTCAAGGTTCACGTGAAGGAATGGAACCTCGACGTGTACGTGCGCGTGCTCAGCGTCGGCGAGCGCGATGACTGGGAGCTCGCTTGGCTCGACATCCGCAACAAGGGCGTGGAGAAATTCCACAACTTCCGTGCGTTCTATCTCGCTCGCACCCTCTGCGACGAGCACGGCGTGCGGATCTTCCAAGACAACGAGCTGGATGAAGTGGCGAAGCTAGACGGTGCGGTGATGGGCGAATTGTTCGACGTGGCCCAGCGTCACAACAAACTCACGGAGGCGGACGTAGTCGAACTAGCCGGCGAGCTTTAACGCCAGACCATCCAGGCGGTTCCTGTTCATGCTGGCCGGGCATCTCGGGATGACAGTTGGCGAGCTCGAGCAGCGGATGGACAGTCGAGAGCTGAGCGAGTGGCTGGCGTTTGCACGCTACTACCAGCCGCTGGACAACTCGTGGTCACAGACGGGAGTGATTGCCAGTGCGGTGCTGGCACCGTACTCACGCCGTGGTCACGTGCCGAAGCCGGCAGATTTCGTTCCAACGGAAGCGCCACCACAACACCGATCGCAGCTGCTCGACGTGCTGGCCCAGATGAAACACGACTTGGACGGGAAATGACATGAGCACGGCACTCGGCCTGGCAATGCAGATCAGTGCGAACACGGCCCAGCTGGCCCAGGCTGTGGCCGATGTGAATGCCAAGCTCGACTCCATGGGCGAGGCTGGCAAGAAAGCGTCCAGCGATCTCAGCACGCTCAAAAACATCGAGATTGGCAAGCTAGCCCTGGGTGGATTGCAGGCTGCGACCAGTGCCTTCCTGAGCCTTTCTAGTGCCGTCACGGGTGCCGTCACGTCTGTGACCTCGTTTGCCCTGAGCGTGGGCGAAGAGCTTGACGCACTGAACGACGTTGCCAACCGGACTGGCGTTGGCGTTGAGGCGTTGCAGGCGTATGCACGGGCCGCTGCCGATACGGGCGTCAGTGTCGAATCGTTCGCCAAGCAGATTCAGAAACTGACCATCAACATCGGTGCCGCCACGCTCGACGATAAGGCACAAAAGAAGTTTGAGGCTCTTGGCATCGTCTTTGAGGAGTTGAAGGCGGCAACGCCTGAGCAGCAATTCGAGCAAGTGGTGGATGCGATTTCTCGCATTGCAGACCCGGCTGAGCGGGCCGCCACGGCGGTGAAGTTCTTCGGCAAGGGCGGCATCGAGCTCGGCGAGTTGTTCACGCTTGGCCCTGGTGCCCTCACGCAGATGCGGCAGGAAGCCATTGCGCTCGGCCAGGTTGTTGATGCAGACGCCGTCAAGGCGATCGACAACATGAACGACTCATTCGCTGCCGTGTACGCCACTGTCAAGGGGCTGACCGGTGCGATCCTCGGTGAGCTTGCCGGGCCAATTAGCACGATTGCGCAAGAGCTTCTTGGAGTGATTAGGCAGGCCGGGCCGCAGCAGATTGCCCAGCAGGTGGCCAGCGGGTTGCTGGATTTCATCAAGCTGGCGGGCAATGCGTTCTTCCAACTGGCTGAATTCATCCAGGCGTTCATCAAGAAGTTCGCACCGATACTCGGGCTCGACATTCGCAGCGAGGCCGAAAAGGAACTGGAGGCACTTCGGAACAAAGAAGCCGGCACGACACGCACCGTGACGATTGGCGGCCGGTCTGTCATTCAATTCACCCCAGGCGAGCTGAGCACAGAGGAGAAGCAGCGGCTCGGAGACCTGGAGCGGCAGGTGGCGGCAGAGGCCTCTGGCAGCGTGCTGCGGCAGTTCCAGGCCAACTTCAATGCCGCTATCGACACAGCCTCAAACTCTCTGCGGCAACGCATGGAAGAAAGCACGGCCGAAGCCGGCCCGAATGCCGCCGAAGAAAAGCAGGTCACGCTGCTCGAGCAGATCAACCGTAACGGCCAGATCGGCACCGTGGAGATTCTCAACTAGCGATGGCCATTCTCGGGTTCCGTGAAATCCTGCCTCGTACTTTCTCGCATCGGTTTGGCGAAAGCCCGACTGCTGAGCGGAAATTCGTTGTGACCACGGACGCCCCCGAGGCACACCAAACGCTGCTAAACGCCGTGGGAATTTTCCATGGCTCCATGCACCCAGAGTTCACGTACCTGCTCTGCACCGAAGGCAGCATCACCGAGCAGGACCGACAGCACGCCGAGATCACGTACCGATACGAAGTGCCGAATGTGGGCACGCAGGACTACCAGCCGAACCCGCTGGCCCGTCGTGACGTGTGGTCTTTCTCTGTGTCGAGTGCCGCCGTTCCAGCCTTGTACTACTACCACGGCTCTGGGAATGGCGACATCCGCCCGCTCGTCAACGCTGCTGGCGACTACATCGAAGGGCTTCAGGCGGTTGAGGGCGAGATTAAGGCGACGATAACCGGCAACCGTTCGGCCTTTCCGCTGGCAATCGCAGGCAGCGTCACAAACTCAATCAATTCAGTGCCCTACCTGGGCGGCGGGCAGTACACGTGGCTGTGCCAAGGCATTTCCGGCCAGCAGCATCTCGAGGTGGTGAACGACGTTGAGGTGAAATACTGGAGCATCAGCGTCGAGCTTGTTTATCGAACAAGCACGTGGGTCATGAAGATCCCGCACGTCGGCTGGCACTACCTAACCGGGACACCAAAAACAAAAACAAAGTGCTGGGTGTACGAAGGAGAAGGCAGTGAGAAAGAGAAGGTTGACGCCTCCTCTCCGCAGCCGCTGACTGAATCCGGCAACATGAAATACCCAGGCGGCGAAGGCAACCCAGACCAGCTACTGCGTCGCGTCCACCAGGCAATCGACTTCACGCCGTACTTCGGCACCCCGCCGTTCTAAGGAGCCAGCCCATGCCAGACATCAACTACACCATCAATGCTCAAGTGCAGAAAGGTGCCTTGTCGCAACAGTTCGCCGCATCGGGCATCACTGCCGACATCGCCACGGCTGGCATGCTGGCGGTCACGCTCAACCTCGGCACTGCGGTCACGCAGATCAGCACGGCGACGATGGGCAGCCTCGGCCTGTGCTTCGCCCGCTCGCTGGCCACGGAAACCACGCACACGGTGAGCTTCGGCCGGTTCGACGGCACCAGCCTGCACGAGACTGTCCGCCTGCGTGCCGGCGAGGCTGCGATCCTGCGGCTGGCGGCCGGCGACTATGCCGCGAAGGCTGCCGTGGGCGGCTCCCGCCTGGTGCTCACCGTGCTCGAGGACTGACCATGGCCCAGAAGCCAGACGGCAAGCCTGCCCGCACAGAGCGCGTCACGTTCACGAAGCCAGCCGCTGAGCGGATCGCCAAGGTGGTGCGAGCCGTTGAGGGCGGCGATCGTGATGCAGGGCCGCTGACGTTTGGCGTACGCATGGCAAGCCCGGCAGCAGGCTCTAGCGTTCGCTTCGCAACCTACACGGCCACGAGCAACTGGTCAGTGGTGGGCTTTGCCGGCTCCACAAACACGAACAACACGAAGACCATACAGTTTGCCTTCCCGACTACGACACCGTTCCAGACGGCTCTCTGCGTGAACCACATGGCTCCGCTGCCGCTCGTATCAACGAATGAGACGTCTGCTCGGCAAATAGTTCTTGCGCTCAAAGACGGCGGCATGTGGAGGCTCATTGGAGCACAGGCATGAGCGACGAATTAGCCGACTACGTGCAGTCCAGCCGCACCTCCTGGCTACGTCATTTCGGAGGCTACGACGCTTCCGGTTCGGGCTGGCACTTCTGCTTCGCTGGGTTCGACTACAGCCCGGCATGCAAACTGCGGCTGTATACGTGGGGATATGCGATTCACGAAAACTACAATCTGCCTCGACACGTAGCTAGCGCCGGCGACCAATACAGCTACGGCAGGCCATCGACAGAGCAATTCTTCGGCGGCAACGGACAAACGCAGCGTCCATTCAACAACATTGTCAGTTTTGCGAAACAGCTACATCTTTTCTGCACAAGCGATGGCCGTGCTTACGCCTCTGGAAATGCCGTTGAGGAGATTGCAGAAAACGCCAATGGCCTTGGTCCCGTAGATGCAGAAAAGGTGTCAACAAGAGACCTGACGTCATTTCAGGGAGGCCCAAGAAACACGCCGCAACGCCGCAACACGGTGACGCAAATAATTGGCAATGGCGGCGAGCTAATCGGAAAAAAGTTTGTGTTTGTGGCATCTCTTGGCCGTTATGGATTTTGCCTGCTGGAAGAAGATGGCACGGCGTGGTTTTGTGGCAGAAGTGGAACGCTCTTTGCCGATTTTGGGATTGAGACAGGGCCGCTGAACAGCGTTGCGTGGCCCACCGTTGTTGATTTTACTGAATACGAAAGCCCATCAGGCACGCAAACGGCTGGCTCGCCGTTGAAGTTTTCTGCCGTGTCTTATTTTTCACGCCCTACTCGGAGCGGCTTTTTGGCTTTGACAACAGGCGGGAAATTGATGCAGTGGCGTGGACTCAATTTGTTTTCGACTGACACAAAGCGGCTTTACGAAGTCACTGGATTCGTGAAGTCAGTTTCTATTTTAAATGGCGGGTCTGGATACACCCGAGACCCAGTAATTACATTCTCGGCTCCACAGCACGCAGATGGCATTAGGGCGGAAGCCATTCCGATTGTTCAGGGCGGAGTTATTGTTGATGTCGAGATACGGCAGCCGGGCTGGGGCTACACATCGCCACCGACAATAAACATAGAGCCCGCTGGAGTTCCGCCAGAGGGCAGCGGTGCATCAATAACCTGTTCGCTGTTTGATGGGTCGTGGTCTTATCTGGCAGCCAACCCGCAGACATCAGCTGCGATTGATAGCACAGGCAAAGCATATTTGTGGATGGCAAAAACGCTCCGAGACCGCGATTCCCCAGCCGATTTTGGCAATGCCTTTCAGCCGCTTGCGCCGCGAAACCAAGACCCGTCTGGGTACACCAAAATAGAATACGGGTCATCTGGTTTATTGCTCACAGCTGACGGGAATGTTGACACATTTGACATTACTCCTCAAGTGAATGTGCAGCCAGACGGGACTCTTAACAGAAACTATGCTCTTACCAGAATTGTAACTGACATAAAGGCTGCGGATATTGCCGCAGCGGGGGACGGTGCATTTGGCTGTGCCGTTCTGTCGGACTCCGGGGATCTTTACACGTATGGAAACGGCGGATTTAACGCAATAGCAGGACGCGGCTTGCCGGCTCCTAGTTCTCCTTTTGTGCCTTTTGGCAAAGTGCAGGGCGCTGCAAAGTGGACAAAGATTTTCGGTGTCAAGCAGGGCTTTGTTGCCTGCCGCGACGAATCCTTCGACGAATACGGAAACCGCATCAACCCGATTCCGCCCGGCCTGACTTGACGCTCCTGCCATCCTGACGGCGAAGGGAGACGAGCCGTGGCCAAGAAGCCGACAGCAAAGCCGAAGGCCACACGGCCTAATTTCACCGGGCTCGACTTCGACGACGACGACGAGCCCACGGGCCTCGGCATTCTCGACGACGACGGGAACATGGTCCTGCGGCGTGACGCCGCCAAGCGGAAGCCGAAGGCCAAGGCACGGAGGAAGAAGCATGGCGGGTGATCCGATCACAGAAATGGCCAAGCGGCTGGCCCGTATGCACCCAGATGCCCCCGCTGGCACGCTCGCAAAGCGCCTTGTGCGAGAGGCAAACGGAGCGATCACGCTGCACCAGGCCCGCATGAGGATGCAGCGGCAGTTCGGCGTGCATGGTGCAAAGAATCGAAAGCAAGTGAAGGCCGCTGCTCCACGGCCTCAACGCAAGGCCGGCGAAATTCGAGCGATGCCTAAGTCGATGGCCGTGACCTGGACGCCGCATCGAATGAACGTCATTGGCAACGTCGGCATCCTGTCCGACGTGCATGTGCCGTATCACTCGGAGATCGCGGTGGCTGCGGCCGTGGGCTTTCTCAAAGACCAGGAGCTATCGGGCCTGCTGCTCAACGGCGACATCGCGGATTTCTATGCGATCAGCCGATACATGAAAGACCCGAAGCAGAGGGATTTCAAAGGGGAGCTCGAGGCGGTGCGGGACTTCCTGGCCTACCTGCGGCAAGAGTTTCCCGACATCCCGATCGCCTACAAGAGCGGCAATCACGAAGAGCGGTGGCAGCATTGGCTGTGGCAACACGCCGCTGAGATCAGCGACGATCCCCGCATGAGCCTCACGGCCTGGCTCGGGTTCACGGAGCACAACATCGAGTTGGTGGAGGACAAGCGGCCCGTGCTGCTGGGGAAGCTGCCAGTGCTCCACGGCCACGAGTTGCCCAGCGGCATGGCCGCGCCGGTCAACGTGGCCCGTGGTGCGTTTATGAAGACGCTCTCGACGGTGATGGTGGGCCATTCGCACCGCACGAGCAATCACGCCGAATCGGACATGTGGCACAAAGAGACTGGCTGCTGGAGTACCGGCTGCCTGTGCGACCTGCGGCCCGAGTACGCCCGGATCAACAGGTGGAATTGGGGATTTGCCATGGTCGCCATACATAAGGGCGGTGCCTTCGATGTGCACAACTATCGCGTGATGCACGACGGCACAGTGAGAACGGCGTAACCAGAAAGGGACACGATGACAGCGGCGCATTGCGACGGGACTACCGCAAAGTTTGGCACAGGCGCGGTTCGCTCAGACACATTTGAGTCGTTCCGCTACGACTTGGTTTCGCCGATTGGCCTTCGGGAGGTTGCCCGCGCGTGCGCTGAGGGGGCGGAAAAGTACGGCGACTGGAACTGGGAGAAGGGGATGCCGGTCAACGACCTTCTCAATCATGCGCTTGCGCACGTCTACAGCTTCTTGTCCGGCGACCGTAGCGAGCCA